GTGCCGGCGCCCGGAACCGCGGGGTACTTGTCCCACTGGTTATTGGTCCCCGCGCTGAGGTCGATGTAGTTGGGAAAGTTGGTCTCGCTGAGCAGCAGCTTGGCGATCGCGACTTCGCGGTCCAGGTTGATCTGCGAGATGAGCTGCTTGGTGAGCTGCTTGCGCGTCGAGAAGCCCAAGCCCAGGCCGTAGCTCTCGCTCTCGAAAGGCACATCGCCTTCCAAGGCGTGAGACGTGGCCATGTAGGGCGCCGTCGAATAGCCCCGGCGTACAGACTGCGGCCTGCCACCAGGGGCGCGCTGTGTGCTTCCCGGCAACTTTATGTCATCGCGATTCCAGACGACATACTGAAAAGACTGCCTCGCCACGGGCACGCGCGGAGCGAAGATGTCGCCCACCAACGCATTGTTGCGGAACTCTTTGGCGTAATTCGCCAGTGCCACATTGAGAGCCCCGGCCGGCATGGTTCCAACGTAACCGCCCATTTACATCCTCCAGCCGCGCTTGCGGCAGTTCGTGCTTTGATTGCGCCGTCGGGGGCTCGACCATCAGCCGAGCGCCCGGCGGAAAAGGTTAAACCTCGCTCAGCGCCGCGCCGCCCACCAGGCTGCGCACCATCCAGAGGCCGGCTACGGCTTCCAGCTCCACGCCATCCCCGATGGCTGCAAAGGTCACGGTGTCTTTGGCGCCGATGATGATGTTCGCGGTGGTTTTGATGGTGTGCGCGTGGGCCGTCTCGGCGACGATGAAGAGCCGGGTGCCATCCTGCGCATTCGCGGCCGCGGGAGAGGCCAGGGTCATGGCCAGCGCGCCCGCGCTGCCGATACCGTAAGTGCCACCCACCACGGGAATCGCTCCGGCGGCGGTGAGGTGCGTAACCGCATCGCTGGCGGGAAGCGCAAAAGCGCCCAGGCCGACGACGAAAACGCAGATGTAATCCCCGGCCGTGGAAGTGCCTTCCAAGGCGACCGCGATGACCGGCTGACCGGCCGTTGCGGGCACCAGCTGCGCGGCGGCGTTATTGGTCAGGGGCTGCAAAGCGTTGATTGCTCCACCCACCTGGGCCACCGTCTGGCCGAATTCGATCACGCTGATCGCCTCAGTGGTAGCCACCGCATCTTCCGCGATGAGGCCCACGCAAGCGCTGGCCAGCGTGGTATTCAACAAAGCGTGATAAGCGTCCGTTCCGTAGGTCACGGCCAGGCCGCGCTGGTAGCCGGACGAGCTGGAGGGGATGAGGCTTTCCTCGATGTTGACGCCCTTCGGCCCCTTGGTTTCAGTGTTGATGTTCGCCATGTGCCCTCCTGGGGCTGAGTGTTTGAGAGGTTTGGTGCGCGCCGGCCGCGAAACTCGCTGGTCCGGCGCACCCACTCGTTAAAGTGCAGTAACGCGATAACGCTTAAACCGAGCCAGCCGCCGCCCTGCCGGCATTCGCCAGCTCAGGCTGCTCCGCCACGACTTCGTCGAGTGCTTCTGAGAAGGTGATCTTCTTTTCCTTCTGCCGGGCGCGGGCCGCATCGGTCAGCGGATCGCCGCTGCTGTTGCCGCCGCGAACGTGAGCCGCAGCTTCAAAGACGCGTCCCGAGGGGACGATCTTCGGCAGGCCTTCCAGGAAGAGCACCAGCGTTTCCAGCGGCGTAACGCTCTTTTTCGCGTCGCCCTCGCCGAACTCCACGGTTGCGGTGGACTTGGCCAGCTCGTCGAAGACTGGGCCGAGGCCCATCTTGTCAAAGGCTGGCAGCCACTTGCCTGCCGTCTTGAGCTTGGTCATAGCTCCCAAGGCGCGCAGCTTTACTTCGCCGCCGGCAATAAGCCTTTCGCGCTCGGCAAACTGCGCAGCCTGTTCGTCCAGCTTCTTTTTCATCTCGCCCAGCTGGGTCTCGAAGGCCTGGGCCGCGTTGGCCGCGGTTTCCCCGGCGATGCGCTTCACGTCGTCTTCGCTGAAGTTCTTCGGCTGAGTGTTCGCGCCAAACAGTTCCGCGAAGTAAGCCTTGATCTGCTCAGCTACGGTTTTGGTTTCTCCTGCCACTTGTTCATCCTCCCCGAAGTCCACCTCAATGAACTTCAGCCCGTGATCGTTGAAAGCCACATCCTGCAAGCCCTTGACTTCAGGGATGCCCGCGCCCAGCCATGCAAGATGGCGCAAGCCGGTAACTTGGCCGTTCTCGTCGCAATAGAAGGCGGCCGAACGTTTTTTGAACTTTCCCGCCTGGCGGGCCTCGGCAAACCTGGGATCGACTTGCCTTTCCCGGGCCAGCAGGGTGTCGCCATCGAGAGCCAGAGCGTCGATCCATCCATACGCCGGCTGATCGTCAGCGCGATGACCCAGTGTTTCTGGAGCTTCATGAAAAGTCGGATCGTAATTGCGCACCACGCGGCTCAGGTCGGCGGCGGTAATCACGCCCTTGCCGGCCTTGGAGTAATCCCCTGCGCGGAAGATTTCCATCCAGGGGCGTGGCTGTTCGCCGTTTTCGCTGGTTTTGCAATACTTGGCTTGGAAGTCTTTGGTGTCCAGGCCCGCATCTTTGGCGGCCTTGGCAATCTTGTGGGCCGTGGCGCCCATGGCCGCTTGCGGCACATTCTTCTCGTGCCCGAAGAGATCCAGCGCCGATTGCAGGTGAGCTTTATCGATCGGCAGGCGCCAGGTCGAAATATCTTGGGAGTCGCCCACGTAGGCAAATTGATCCGCCGTCAGCGGTTTGCCGTCTACCGTCTTCGTGAGTGCATTGGCCATGCACCCAACTTATCGGGGGTGGATGTTATTCAGTGTGATAACTGGAATAACTGGAATAACTGGAATATTTATACGGCTGTAAGTGTATGAAAGCCGGGCTGAGGCACTCCAAGACGGGCCAAAAGCGGCAGGCGTTCCAGTCCGCCTTCATCGCTTCCAGGGGGCGCGTCCTCGGTAATAACGGGAATCACGGCGCACCGGCAATTGTAACCGCTGGGGGGATAGATCTTCAGCCACACCGGATCAATAGCCCGCGCGCAGAAGCCATCGAGAGCTGCATGAGCCGGCCGCACGCGCAAATCACCCGCCGTCCAGTACTGCCAGAAGGGCAGCGCCTCCATCAGGCCCGGCTCGCGCATCTGCTCAAGCCTGCCGGCTGAATAGGCTTTGCCCACGTTGGTCTGGAAGACAGTATCCAGCTCGAAGGCCGCGAGCTGCTGCACCCCGGCTTCGCTGGTTAGCTCATTGATGGCGCTTCTAAAATCTGCCGGGGTGCCACCCTTGGCCAGCGTCTCGGAGAGCGCGTCACGCATCTTCGCAATCAGCCGCTGATCGCAGACTCCGGCCACCGTAAAGGCATCTTGCCGGTACTGCCGCGTAAGTCCGTCGAAGAGATCGCGCGTGACCGGTGTCAGGGTGCGCAAATAGCTGATGGCACCTTCAGCCGGCACATCAAAACTGAAACCGGCGTTGAAGGTGTCGCCCTGGGCGTCATCCTCCGCGAAGCGCAGCAGCCGCGAGCTGGTGGCCAGGCGCACCGGGCGTTTGGTCTTTTTCAGGCCAAAGCCGACAATATGCAGCCGCCCCAGCAGATTGGCCCCGGCCAAATGCTGCGCCAGCAGATCGCCCAGGCGCACTTGCTCCGCGTGATCATGCGGCGTGGCGTGGAGGCGAATGCCCATGCTATCGATCCTCAACCGGGACGGTCTGAGCGGCTATCTCGCGCACTCGCGAGGCGAATATATCTGTCGACTTGCCTTGCAATTGTTCAAAGAGTTTGTCGTACTGCGCCATTTGCGCCAGCGTCTGGGCCTCATCCTGGCGCTCGGAGAAGGTCGTGGTCGAGCGATCCGTAAGAGCTACGGAAGGCGCGGTCGCATCAGGCACAATCTCCTGATCTTCCGTCTCGCCCGAAGTCAGTGGCCGGTCGTAGCGATCCGAAATGTAGCCAACCGTGAATTTCTTGCCCATGCGCTGCAAGCCGGAATCAATCGTCAGCGCGAGTTGGAGATCCTCGGCCTCTTCCAGGTCGAAGCCCCAGAATGGCATCGGCGCCTGCGGGCCGTAATTCCATAGCACGAGGGGCTTCACGAGATGCTGGTTAATAACCGACTGCAAACTGCGGCAGAGCTCGACGGATCGTTTGTCCAGCGTATCGGCGTGCGTCTGGCCCTGGGCTCTTGATCCGCCGCCGCCTTCGTTCCCGAAGCTGGTCAGGGTTTCACCCAAGATCCGGCGGGCAATCGCATACTGCTTCGATTTGCAAAAGTTCTCGTACACTTCTGGATTCTGGCTGCGCGCAATCTTCAGCAGCTCCTGGTCATAGTCGAAGCCCTTGGGCACCGCGACGGCGACATTGTCGATGATGGCCTGGGCAATATCCACGGCCTGTTGGCGCTCGGAGGCATTGTCTGGATCGTTGTAACGCACGACAGCCGTGCCAGGTCCCTTTTCGCCGTATTGCAACCACAGCCGATCCATGTTGCGTTTGAACCAGGACGGCCAGAAGACGGCCTTGAGCAGCGGCCGGCCCATCCGGTTGCGGCTGCGCTTGCGATAGCTGAAGACGAGAAACTTCTGCTCCGGGACGGGTGTGCCCTTAGAAGCCCAGGGATTGTCGAGTAGTTGCAGCGGCCCGACCTGCGGATAGAAGCGGTCACCGAAGAGAAAAAGCTCCTGGGGGCAATCGCTGATGTCCATGAGCGAAGCCTGCCCCATCGAGGTATCGAAAATCATCTCCTGCACGCTGAAGCCGTAGCCAGGCGCGTCGAGCACGCAATCCAGAACCGCATGGAAGTCCAGCTTGCCCAGCTCAGCCTCGACAAACTCCTTCACCTCCTGGGCCAGCGCGGATTCATCGCGCGGCGCGGGGTAAACGCTGCGATCGCGCTCCAGCACCGAGAGCTTGAGCGTGTCCAGACAATTGGCCACGTCCTCGTCCTTGTCCTCCAGCTCGCGGTAGTAGGCCATCGTTTCCGGCTGGTTGTACATCATCGCGGCCCAGATCGCCGTGGGATTGCGAGTGCCGCCAAAGGCCAGCGTGTTGCGGTAGAGCGAGATCTGCGCAAGGTAGGAGCTCGTCGCCGGGATCATCTCGCCCTTGGGCGGAAGCGGCGGAATCTTTTCGTCGGCCATCAGAGGTACCCCTTCGTTTGTGAAGATGCAGTGGGCGTGACCGGAGTCTGAACGCCCCCGAGTCTGCAGACTCCGCCGTTGTCTCCCGCAAGCAGCGCCAGGGATTGCGCCCAAAATTCATCCGCGTGACCAGCTTCGGTGCGATCGGCGTCAAAACGGAAGTTACCGGCGGCAGTCGGAATTTTGCGGACGGCATGAATTGCCCCGCGAAGGTTGTGATCGTCCGGATTGCGGATCGTCCCATCTTGGTAGGCGCGCAGGGAGCGAACAGCCAGATCTTCTTTCGAGGCCATGGTGAAAGTGACGGCCTCGACACGCCAGGTGCCGTACTTCGTCTGCAGCTCCTCGGCCATCTGCATCCCGATGCCCGTGCAGTCCTGGCAAAGCCGGCGAATCGGAAGGTTCTGCATGAACCAATCGATCTTGGCGCGCTGGACAGCGAACGGCGTTGCGCGCATCCGAACGATGGCGCGTGTCCAGTAAACCCCAAAAACTTTTTCAAAAAGGTAAATGACCGTGAGGTCTTTTTTCCGGCCAATATCGACGCCTAGAAAAAGTTCCCCAGTGGGGATGAAATACGCGGGAAGATCGGCCGTAGCATACATAGACTCGGCAGCCTGAATCTGCGCCCAGGTGATCCAGCTTGTGGCGTCCGAGACGAACTTGCAGCAGTACTCCTGGTCCCAGATGTCGTCATCCGGGCAGCCTTCGCGGAGTTTGGCGATGTCGGTTTCGAGCCCCTGCGCCACCGCGTCATAGATCGTCGTGCAGTGCTTGGAGAAACCGTTCTCTTTTTCGCACAGCTCGTAGAACATTCCCGACTCGCCAAAGCAAGTGGAACCGATCTCGATCGAGTAGCCGCGAATGATGGAGGGGTAGATCGCAGCGTAGATGCGCTTGGCGTCTTTGTGAAACGCGAATTCGTCGGCCAGGACATTGCCCGTGTAGCCGCGAGCCGTGTCGGGGTTGGCGGGCAGAAAAATCATCCGCGATTTGTTGGAGGGGAAATGAATGACCGACTGAGTCAGCTCTACGGCCTGGACAAAGTTACCTGTTCCCGCCGTTTCAAAGACGCCTGTACCTTCCTCCTCTACGAACTCGAAACCGCGCGCAGCCTGCTCAATCTGCTGAATAGCCTCAACGTGTTCACGCGCCTTATGCGCCAACTCGTTCGATTGGCGCTGACCGGCGGAGAGAGCAATCCAGAGCGTCTTGTGGCGCACCAGGTCCGTTATCGCGCGAAATGTGGCGCAGAAGCTAAAACCGATCTGGCGAGCCTTTTTCCAGATTTTCAGCGGGGACTTGTCGTTGATCCATTCCTGCTGGTACTGGAGGAAGATTTGCTTAGACGGCCCCATAAATCTCCTTCACCTTCTCCAGGAGATCCTCACGGGTGAGCGCCACGGCCGGTTTGCCATCGCGGCCTTCAATCTCGCCAATCAGCTTGCCGGCCTTTTCCTTGATGAGGTCGAGCTTGATCTGCACGTTCTTTTCGTCCACCGCGACGCGCCGGGCTTGCAACTCCACCCGCTGCAACCGCGACATGGTCAGCGATAGCAGGTTCAGACCCTCCAGGAACTTTGCCTGGTCGCCCGGCCCGACCTTCTGCATCAGCGTGAAGACCTGGTCGCGCATGGCGTTCATGACCGCGGCATTGGATTCCGGCAGATCATTCCCGGCGAAGGCCCCGGCCCACTCGCGGGCCTTGGCGCTCTCCGCCAGCACTTGCGCGCGCACCTGGGCCACGCGCAGATCGAACCAACGCTGCAAGGTGGATTTGGCCAGGCGCAGATCCGGGAAGAGATCCAGGGAGCCGGTGTCCACCAGCTCCCAGTCGATAAAGCCACCACCGTCTTTTTCCCATTCGGCGCTGTAGGGTCGGGCCGATTGCTCCGAGATCTCGACCCAGGTGCGCCCCCGGTCGTAGAGCTGCTTGATCGCATCCTGCGCGGACTGCGGCAGGCGGTCGATCTTGAGCGGCAG